TGACGGTGGAACCAAACGCTTCTATTATGATGGCATCTACAAAGGTGCTTGGGTAAGTTCAAACAGTGGCTTCTCAACTATACACATTGGACAGTTTAACAGCAGTGACAACAACGATTATCAAGGGCACATTCAAGACTTTAAGGTTACTATTGGATCAAACAGAGGTTACACAGGCACATCAAATAATAGTGCAAACTTCACCATACCAGGATCAATGGTAGAAACATTTGCCTCAGGCGGCGGAGCGGCGGCAAGAAGCACAATCACAGTAGGCGGCGATGCACAAATAGACACTTCAAGAAGCAAGTATGGTGGAGCAAGTCTACTACTAGACGGAACTGGCGACAATGTCGTTATTACAGATATACCATTCAACAGTCAAACAGAGTTTACGTGGGAATGTTTCTTTAACGTAGATGTTGACGCAGGCGGCGGCACAGTTTCATTAATGTCAAACAGAGTAGGTGGTTACGACACTGGCGACCTAATGTTGCTGTTTAGAAACCACGATATGAAACTACAGTTATCATCAAACGGAACTGGCGGAATGAACCTAGCACCAGTGAGTATGAGTGCTATAAGCACAGACACTTTCCACCACGTGGCACTGAGTAGAAACTCAAGTGGCGATTGGGGTTTATGGTTCAATGGCACAAGAATTGGCAATGGCACAGGTTGGACACAAAGTCTAGACAACCCCATTGGTATTGGCTCACACGCAGATGGCTCACTAGCGGCAAACGCAGGCACAGACATTTGGTTTGACGAAGTTAGAATATCAAAGACTGCCAGATACAATCCTAGTTCAACATCAATTACTGTTCCAAGTTCAGCATTTAGCAATGACTCAGACACTCTAGCACTACTACATATGGATGGTGCAGATGGTAGTGTCAGTATAACAGATGATGAAACAGCGGCGGCGGCTAGTGTTACACTTAATAGTGTGGCATTTGACAACAACGAATACTATGCTGATCTATCAATATCAAATTCACTTAGTGATTCAGGTGGTTACACTTGGAGCGGTTGGGTTAAACCAAACAACTCAGCATCAAGAGCAAGTGCATTCTGTTTAGAAGTAGGTGGTAGACGACTCATTGGCCCATACTTCTTCCAGAGTGGCAATGCAAGTATACGTTTTTATGTGCAAACAACCACAGGCACTAATGACAAAACAAGTAGTGAAACATCATTATACGCACAAGGTGATTGGGTTCACGTTGTAATGAGTATAGACACAGTAAACAACACAATGGTTGGTTATGTTAACGGAGTTCAAATAACATTCCCAAGCATTTCAAGTTCAACAGCAATTGGTTGGAGTGGAATGAATAGACTTGTTATTAACGGACAAACAGCACCTACTACTTGGTCCTCACCAGGCAACACTGAACTAGAAATAGCACAGATTTGGGCAACCAATAGCGTAATAGATCTAAGTTCAAATATAAGCAAGTTTTATAACAACGGCGCAGTTGATATGGGATCAGACGGAACAGGCAGTGGACTAAGTCAACCACTGTTCTACTTTAATGGTAATACTACTAGTTCACCTACGTTTGCAACAAACGGCGGAACACAACAAAATATTGGATTTGCCACAGGCGGAACGAACACGCCAAGTGATGGAACAACACCAAGTTAATATGATTGACTTAACAACACAGCAGAATGGCTCTGCACAACAAATAAACAAAGGAGAACAACTATGTCAAATGCGGCAAGTAATTATTTAGAAAACGCTACCTTGGATTTTTGGTTAAACGGAAACTCAGGCAGTCACACATCACCAGGCACACTTTACCTTGGACTATTCCACGGAACGGCAAGCGGTGTATTAGCAAACCTAGAAGCAGGAACAATGTCTGATGAAGTAACTCTTGGCAGTTACGCTCGTCAAACAGCATCATTTGGATCAGCAAGTAGCGGATCAATATCAAATGACCAGGCAGTTACATTCCCAACAGCAACAGGAAACTACGACGACACAGTAACTTGCATTGCGATCTTAGATGCGTCAACGTCAGGGAACGTATTATGGTATGGTCAATTAAGTGTATCCAAAACGGTAACCACTGGAGACCAATTTCAGGTCGCAACAGGCAACCTACAAGTATCGTTAACTTAAGATTTAGGGACGCTATAAATGCCAACTTACGCCAGTAACCTTAAGAGGAGGATTGGCTGGGATTACAGAATAACCCAGGCAGGAACTTCTAAATGGGTGTGGGAAACTATAACTCAAACATACAAGTATGTAGGTTATAACACTTCTTACACGCACGAACATCCTCTCTTGAAGTTGCGTGGCAACTTTGTCGCGAGCACCGCTACCTGGGCTCCCCAAGCCTACAACCAGTCAACGAATTTTGACAGTCTTTGGGGCAATTATGCTTTCTTTGATGGGTTTTACCTTAAAGGATATACTGAAGACTATACCTTAAATTCATCTGATGATTTTGTGTTTGACTTTGTAGCAAACATTAATCCACCAAGTAGTGGCATAGGATCTGGAACTGGAACTCAAGACAATTCTATATTAAAACTTTACAAGGCAGATGTTAATGGATACCCCAGTTGGTTAGAATTTGGAGTAACTTCAACTGTGTTTTTCAGTCAAGGAAGTAATAGGATACGATACAAATGGTATGTTAAAGAAAAGACTGTAACAAATTTTGAGTTAGACTATTACGCAACTGATAATCATCGTTATAGTATTAGTCAAACTACATTGGCTGAAGATAGTAGTTTTGTTGGTAACGGTGTCTTTCCGCCAGCATTAGGGTTTTATCAATTCCAACATAGGATGAAGGTTGTTAGAAATGGCAACAAGATAGAGTTTTGGCGTAATGGTCAAAAAGAATTTGACATTACTAAAACAGCAGACACTTATTACAATTATAGTTTTGACCCAACAACATTAGACCAAGGGGCAAATAGTAGTGGGTCCTTTACTACAAACAATATTAACGGTAGTCATTTATATCTTGATGAAATTCAACTTCGTGTTAATAATTTAACAACGTCAGATTTAACATCTACTGTTTCTCCAATCAAAGACAATTGGTTTGGAACACTTATTGAAAGTAGTGTTGGAACACTTACTTGCCAAGCAGGATTCTTGTATGATGAAAGTTTTAACCTAAACACTCCTACAACAATATCAGCGGACGGTGACAACGACATACAAATGGGCGTTGAACTACTACAAAATGAATACAATACAGTAACGACAGCAAGAAACTTTGTTAGATTTCCAGAAGAAGGTGTGCCAGGCATATACATTGAAGATGATTATGTTGCAACTGGTGACAATTATATTGTTGTAGACTATGTGGCCCAGGACTATTTTGCAACTGGTGCTGAATATTTTGCAACTGGTCCAGCATTTAATGTAAGTGGATTAATGACACAGAGTTTTGCAGGTGAGTTTACAATGCCACCTACACTACTTGGACAATTAATAAGCATTGGTAGTTCATTAGTGTCAGACACAGAAGTATATGCTGACCCACTACTTGGTCGCCCTGCTAGTGCCTTTATAAGTGGTAGTAGCGAGACAGACTTTAGTGCAGGAAGAATACGTCCAGGCAACAGCACATTTGCTATGGACAGTGATTTGTTAATGAGTTCAGGGCGTCTACAGCAGATTGCAAGTGACCTAGTAGCACAAACACAAATGGCACCAACACATCCGTTCTTGTTACAAGGCGGTGAGGGTATTGTTGCTGGTGCAAGTCAGGTTACAACAGAAGGTGGATATCTTCAGACTCTAGGGTCATTAAACTTTAGTGGCGCAAGTGCAATAGTCACAGGATCACAAGCAACAGCCAACCTAGGCATTATACTCAAAGGATTTGAAGTAGATGCTCTAGCAACAAGTAGTGTTACAAGTTTAGGTGGATTGGCATTGCCAGGCACAAGCAACTTATTAAGTGAGTTTGCAACAGAAATTGTTCCAGGATACTTGTGGAGCGGACAAGGCTTGTTTACAAGCACGTCAGCAATAACATCAATTACAAGTTTACTATTCAATACACCACAGTCATTTATGACTATGGAAAGCACAATTGAACAACCATTCTTAGCAGGCTTTAGATTACTTGGTCAAGCAGACTTGTTATCAAATGGTGGCACACTTGCCGCAGGTAAGTTATGGATCATTGATGATTATCGTAGACTTACTGTCCAACAACAAACAAGAGCCTTTGCAATAGTTGCTGAACTGAGGAAAATAAACACAGTTCAGGAGACACGATTAAATACTGTTGAACAAGAACTAAGCCTTGCAAAAGTAAAACAAGAAACAAGACAATATAAGTTGCCAATAGCACCAATTGTGTTTGTTTCACCAACAAGAACGGAGAGAATATAATGCCAGATACAAGTGGATTTAAGAAAGACACCATAGGTAGTTATATCGTCAAAGATCCTGCGGCCTATCTTACCTATACAGTAGATTGGGTAGATTGGGTTCCTGGAGGCGATAGTCTATCAACATCAACATTTGCCGCATCAACTATAAGTGGTGATGCCGCACCAGTAGTAATTGCCGCAACAACAATTATTGGAGCACAAGCAGTGGTTGAAATAAGTGGAGGTAGTGCAGGCGAGTTATACACCATAACCAACACTATTACAACAACCAATGGTGAAACAGACATACGCAGATTTAGACTCCGTGTAGAACAAAGGTATCTATAATGGATCAGCCAGAGGACAAAAAGAATTACAAGGAGATTGCCAAAGCCAACAAGGACTTGGTAAAACGTCTCTCTGAGATTCACTGTTCATTGGCGGAAATATCCCACATCACAGGAATAAGCAAAGGCACACTAGAAAAGAAATACTCAGGCGAAATTGAATTAGGCAAAGCAAACGGCACAATGGGATTACGCAGAACACAGATGACTAGAGCAATGGATGGAGATCCTAGAATGCTTATATTCTTAGGGAAGAACATACTTGGACAATCAGAAAATCCAAACGGTGGAGATGACTCAACTCCGTTACCTTGGACGGATGAGGATATTTAATGCCACTAACAGCCGCACAAAAACAAGTAGCAACATCAACCAAGCGTTGGAGAGTGCTTATTAGTGGAAGAAGGTTTGGAAAAACTACACTAGGCATTAGAGAGATATGCAAACACGCAAGTGAACCAGGCACAGTATGTTGGGCTGTTTGTCCTAGTTACAGACAAGCCAAAAACATTTGGTGGTTAAAACTAAAGAAGAAACTGTTTGCACTACATTGGATTAAAAAGATTAACGAAGCAGAACTTACAATATATTTAAAGAACGGAAGTTTGATTGCACTCAAGGGCGCAGAAAACTATGACAGTTTACGTGGTAACAGAGTGGACTTCCTAGTAATGGATGAAGTTGCAGATATTAAACCAGAAGCATTTTATGAATCACTTCGTCCAACACTTTCAGACAGTTTAGGTGAAGGCTTGTTTATGGGCACACCAAAAGGATTGAATTGGGCATACGACTTATTCAACAACACACAAACAGATGACGAATGGGCCAGTTGGCAATTTACAACTGAAGAGGGAGGCAATGTGCCACCTGAAGAATTAGAATCAGCCAGACGTCTATTAGATGAAAGAACATACAAACAAGAATACCAAGGATCATTTGAATCTTTCTCAGGCAGAATATACTACGCATTTGAACGTGAAAAGAATGTTGAAAAATGTGTAGAATATGATCTAGAAAACGGACATTATCCTGAAATACTTCACATAGGGGAAGATTTTAATATTGATCCTAGTGTAAGTGTTGTTGCATATGAACGTGCTGACGGCGTTATGCACGTTATAGATGAAATAGGTATATTCTCAAGTAACACAGATGAAATGGTTGCAGAAATCAAAACAAGATATCCAAAATCAAAGATATTTGTTTATCCAGACCCTGCAGGCAGACAACGTAAAACATCAGCCAATGGAATGACGGATATTATAATACTACAAAATGCTGGCTTTGTTGTTAAAGCACCCAACAGCCATCCTCCAGTAAGAGACAGAATAAACGCTGTCAACTCACGAATGTTAAGTTCAACAGGTGAAGTAAGACTGGTGGTAGAACCTAGGTGCAAACGAATCATTGAAGGACTTGAACGGCAGGTCTACAAAGAAGGATCACAACAACCAGACAAGGATAGTGGCTACGATCATTGGAACGATGCCCTAGGGTATATGGTTCATTTTAGGTATCCTTTAAAAAGAGATACTAAACAATCAACAGTCACAACTTGGAAACATAGGACAGGAGCATAACAAATGACGGACTACAATAGACTCACTAGCACAAATGATGCTTATGAAAAACACCACAAGCGATGGAAATTTTTACTCGCTAGTTATATGGGAAGTGACGTATATCGCAACGGCGAATACTTGACACGATACCAAATGGAAACAGAAGTTGAATACCAAGAAAGGCTCTACACAACGCCACTTGATAACCACTGTAAGGGTGTGATTTCAATCTTCAACTCGTTCTTGTTTAGACAACCTGCATACAGAGATTATGCAAGTTTAACAAATGATCCAAGTCTTAAACCATTCTTAAATGATGCAGATCTAGAAGGCAGAAGTTTAGATGCGTTTATGAAAGACGTGTCAACATATTCAAGTGTGTTTGGACATACTTGGGTAATACTTACAAAGCCTAAAACAAACGCAAGAACCAGAGCAGAAGAGTTAATGCAAGAAGTCCGTCCTTATGCAAGTGTGCTAACTCCTCTTTCAGTTCTTGATTGGCGTTATGAACGTTCACAGTCAGGCTACTATGTTTTAAGTTACTTGAAGTATGTTGAAGATATGGCTGGTGGTGAGATTGTTATCAAAGAATGGACAGCAGATGACATTTATACAACTGTATTAGATGATGAGAAAAAAGAAGTTCGTAAGCAATTTAATGAAGTTAATGAACTTGGAATGATTCCTGCGATATGTGTTTACTCAAATCGTTCACCTATTAGAGGTGTTGGTATTTCAGAGATTGGTGACATTGCAGATTTGAATCGTGCAATATACAATGAATACTCAGAAATTGAACAGTTGATTAGACTACAAAACCACCCAAGCCTAGTTAAAGTTTCTACAACAGAAGCAGGTGCTGGTGCTGGTGCAATCATTCAAATGGATGAGAATATGGATCCAGGCTTGAAGCCATATTTGTTACAACCAAGTGGTGAAAGTTTAGAAAGCCTATACAAAAGTGTAACAGCCAAAGTAGATGCTATTGATAGAATTGCACACCTAGGAGCAATGCGTGAAAACAAAACTTCATCAATGAGTGGTGTGTCAAGACAAATGGAATTTGAACAACTTAATTCAAAACTATCAGAAAAAGCAGACAACCTAGAACTTGCTGAAGAGCAGATGTGGAGACTGTTTGCTGTCTATCAAGGTAAAACTTGGGACGGATCAATTGACTATCCAGACAGTTTCAACATACAAGACAAACACTCAGATATGGGCTTGTTAGAAATGGCGGCAAGAACAGCACCTGCAGATCCAAGTGTAAAAGCACTACTGGACTTCCGTGTTAAGATGCTGTTAGACGACGAAGAAGAGTTTATATATGATGATGTTGAACGTATGAAAAGCCGCATTAAGAGAAATGCTGAAATGGAACATTCAAGTCTTACAACCGCTACCTTTGACGCACACATTGCTGAGATGGTTCAACAAGGCTACACAATGGAACAAATCGTTGAACTACATCCAGAGTTTTTAACTATTCTTACACAAAGGTTAGCCAATGCGTCACAGCCAAGCAACTAAGAAACCTGGCAAACAACTGACGCCATTAAATCAGCCTTGGTTGTATTATCAACCATTTGATACTGATCTAGCAGAAACGCTGATCAAGTATCACTTTGAAGGATATCAAAAGGATTATCCTAAATGGAAAAACCGTTTGAATATGACAGCAAGAAAGAGATGCAGAAGACATCTGTTAGCACTACATAGACTAACATATTGGATGCGTCAAGAACTACAAAAGCAATATAATGAATTTGATGACGTTACAGAATTTAAACAACAATTAGAGGATCCTAGATATGGCGAAGAAAGCAACACTACAACCAACCTATAAAGGATATAACTGTAAAACGGCTGGATGCGGAGGGCATAAAGCAGGGCACAGTTATGCATCAAGCGGTGGAGCAACACCATCACCGCACAGCCAATCATTTAATGAGGGTATGAACACTTATCAATATGCTATTACAGCACCCAAGGTTGCAAAACCAAAGAGTTTGATAAGTTCTAAAGTATTAGGAGCACTTGCCGCAGGTGCGGCACTTGGCGCTAAGAAAGGAGGCTAAAACTATGGCTATGAAGAAAACAAAGAAGAAATCAAAAAAACGAGGCAATCGTAAGTAAACCAACCATTTAACACCGCTATATTAGAAATGGTGATAAATAAGTTTACAACAAATTACTCTAAGGAGGTAGTGTAACGATGGACACAACAACAACCACGGAAGCAATAGAGAATACTGACGCTCACGCAAACCAAGACAGTCAGGCAACAGAGACAGAAGCACAAGGAAGAATGTATTCGCAAACTGAGTTTGATGACGCTATGGCGAAAATGAAACACGCAGTTACGAATAAAGCAATTCGTCCTTATCAAGAACTTGGAGACATTGAAGAACTCAAACAATTGAAGACACAGGCTGAACAAAAGCAGACTGAAGAAGCAATGAAAAAGGGTGAGTTTGAAAAGGTCCTAAGTGATATGGCTTCAAAAAAAGACGCTGAGATCGCAAAACGAGATCAAGTCATTAGAGAATATAGGGTGGATACACCTT